GCTGCTTCTGCTGCGTTGACTTGTATCTGAGCGAGGGCCAAGCTTTGCGCGTGTTTAGATGACATGGTGGCAATCTCGTGCGCGAGCTTTGCTTTCTCGTCGGCATCTGGAATGAACTTGTCTAAGAGGCCAGTGACCGGCGCTATCAGCTTGTCAATCATTTCTTCTCACTCCCAAGCCACACGGCTATCGTTCCTGTCATCGCTCCGCTGACCACTGAAATCATTGCAGATTGCTGCGTTGACAAGTCATCCAAGCTCATTCCCCACTCAATCACGCGGATATACATAATGGTCATAACAACCATCATGAAACGTGGCATGAGCTTGTACTGCAAAATCTTTTCAAAGGTATTCGCCATATTACACCTCTATGTTTATCTTAGTTCCTTGCGGTCTATCCGCTGTAGTCTTGGCCCCAAACCTATCATAAGCTTTGCCTAAGTCCAACTTTTGTTCTCTGAGCGCCTCTAGGTGCGTGTGGTTAGCCCTATGCTGCTTTGCCACCCTTTGCTCTACCAGATGCGTTTCTATGCGCTCACGCGATCTGGTTTGCTGGTGTATGTCAGATCCTACGTTAAATGGCGCAGATCCTACGCCGCTTACGCCGTCAGCCATTTACCACCACCCAGCGCCCAAGCCTGTCAACCATGTGCCGCCGCCTATAATTGCTGCCAGCATCGCAAATAATAATATCAAGAGTAGTGTTTCAAAGAATGCAGCCTTACGTTCTTGCTGCTTATATAGCGTTTCCTCGCGCTCTTTTTTAATCTTGCGGCGAAGCTCTACCATTTCGCGCCAAGTGCCGTATCCGAAACGATTGTTCAGCATTTGCTGCAAGTCTTTCTCTTGCTCTGCCAGCTTCTTTTGATGAATGATTATCTGCAAGGCTTCTTGCTCTACTGAGCCAGATGAAAACAGCTTAGTGAAGATAGGCGGGTTTTTACGCTGTTGCTCTGCGCGGCCAAGGTCTGCCGCAGCGCCGTACCACTTGCCAAGCTGTCCCGCTACATCCTCTAGCTCACGGCCCGCATAAACCAATTTCTTAACCATATTATAACTGGCTGTTGCTGCGCTAATTGCTGTAATCGGATCTATCATGCATCTCGCCCCACAATAATATATCCCAAGCATTTAGCATCAGGATGTATTCTGTATATTTTTGGGTAATGGTAATAAAATGACGGGCGCGGGCAGCGATACCGGCAAGCCTTATACATGATCCCGTGCGGAAACATTCCAAAGGCAATAGATGTGAGGGCGCAAATCATGGCCCAATTATATCACATTTTACTTGACAGCTAAATTCTGAATATCGCGCCGCATCTCTTTTTGATCGTCACGCATTTCTTTTAACAGTTCATGCATCATGTCTGTTTTTTGCTCAAGAAGCTTGATTTGAGACTTGCTAGTAAGAAGATTATTGATGATCCACCAACCTGACGCAGCTATAGCACCGGCCAGAGCTATGAGAAAGCCCATATAATCTTCCATAAACTTCATTATTCTAGCCCTAATAACCATGTATCATCAGCTTGCTATAATCTCCAGAAAGCAATTTCTTTTTAACATATTCAGCAAACTCACGCGAGCCGATTTTTAACCCACTTTCTTTTAGCCAGATTTCAACAACAACAAAAGGAATTGAGGTAACGTGACGCAAGTCAGATTTACGGTTGTAACCTTCTATCTGCTTTTCTTTGTTATAGTCTAAAATTGCGCTTACATCTTGTGATCTGCTTATAATAACCTTGTCATCTTCAGCAGAAATTTTGGTATTCAGAATATTATTGTGCATTCTTTTTTGCCTTAGATTTTTTCTTTATTTATGCAGGGGGCCATTACAGCCCCCCACACTTAGATTTAGCTGGCGTTTACATCAGCAATAACACCATGTGCTTTTTGCGAAGTAATTTGTAAGCCATATTCGCAGGAAATCAACCGGCGCTCTGCCAAACCAGTTTTCGCCAAAGTTTCTTGCTTTGCAGTTTGCAAGTAAGCAACCTCTGCATAGTTTGGATCAAGAACAAACACATCTGGTGTGTAGGCTACGCTTGACACTGTGCGAACGCGCATATGTCTGGCTGGCACGATTTGTAGCTCACCAAAATCACTCTGGTAGACATCAATCGCAGCGTTAAGCTTGCTATCTTCTGCTTCTTTGAAACGTGTTGAGTTCCCTGAGAAGGTTGAGATTTTCTGCTTTTGCGCAGATCCACACAATACGATTGATGGCTCTGCACCGCTGTTCCAGCAGTCAGCTATCACACTTTTAAGGAGTGTCTCCGTTAATGGGCGTAACGTACCGTCTGTTGCAGCAGCATTCGGAGAACCACTTTCACCAGTTCCAGAAGTGGTTGGGTTTGCACCGCCAGATCCGCGAGAAGTGTTTGTGGTTAAGAATGCAGGAAGACCCGCAGTTTGACGCGCTGTCCCAGATGCCCCAGCAGAAGCCGCAACATTGTCCAGAAGCATTGCTTCCATATCACGTTTCAGTTCAGACAATTTGTAAGCTACTTGCTTCGCTACAGTCTGCGCATTGGCAACACCATTCACCGCGTTATTAGTTGAGGATACCTCACTAACCTTGGTAGAAATTTGAGTATAATTGCCTTTGCGAACAGCATTAGTCGGCGCTGAGTTGGACAACCCACTGTCGCCTTCAATTTGCCGGTTTGCACCAGTAGCCGCCAAATCAACTTCACTCCATTCGAAGTAAGTGTTTTCAGCATTACGAGTTCCAATAGAAGACATAAAAATAGTCTCTGTTGGGCTAATTGAGGCCATTGCTGATGCTAAATCCTCACGGATTGTTGTGACATCATATGTCTCGTTGGTATTTGCAGTAACAGCCATTGCTGTATCCTTTCATTGCAAAAGTTTAAGAAAGAAGAAAATTGGCAACATCATCTATTGTGCCTCTTTTCTGCATTTGCGCTTGAGCTTGTTTAGCTTTTGATGCTTTTCCAGCACTAGCCGCACGTTTTGCTGCTGGCTTGACCACAGGACGCGCACCCTCTGCCTTTTTAGTGGCATTGGCTTTGGTTTGCTGTAACTCACGCCATTTCAACGCATCGTTTAAGATAATGACTTCTTCAGCAGTTTTCACACTAGAAATCTGTTCGTTAGAAAGATCGTAGTGCTTCTTTGCCTTGACTGACATATCTTTGATAAACACAGAGCGCTTTTCTGGATCAGAGAACTCAGGCATCCATTCCGCAAGGCGCATAGCCTGTTGTTCAAGATACTGATTGTGCTGCTGTTCCTCTTGTTGACGCTGCTGCTGCGCAACATATTGAGCCTTACGGTCAAAATCATTACGCTTATCAACGGCACGGCGATATTCTGCCTCTGCTTCCAAATAGCCTAGAGGGTCACTAGCTCGTAGTTCCTCTGATGGATATTGTGGCACAGGCGGTACTTCGCCATTCTGGATCTGTTGCATCATCTGCGCAAGCATTTGACGCTCTTGGGTCACTTTCTGAGTCACTTCCTCAACTTGCTTTTTAGCTTCAGCAGCTTCAGCCATGCCCTTTTGGATATACTTTTGCCCTGAGTACCCGCGTTTGAGTTCATCTAGGTTTACCTCTTTTTCTTCGCCATCTACTCTGACGCGATAAACAGGTTCCTCTTGAACTGCGCTTTCTTCAGCCTCTTCGTATTCCTCATCTACGCTTTCTTCACTGGCGTTGATCTCAGTGTCATCCACAACTTCAGCTTCAGCTTCCACCGTTTCGGGCTGACCGTCGCCAGTTACCTCCACAGCATCTTCTATAGCTTCTTGCGGATTTGGGGCTTCCATAATCAAGCTTTCGGCAACAGCCCCTATGTCATTGCCGTTGATGGGGTTAGTCGTTTCCACGGTGCTTTCCCTTCTTTTGAAGGAGCTTAACTGCATCCACATCGGCTTGCAGTATATGCTCAATTGCATTTAAGGCCCGCAGGATTGCGTGTGCCTCTTCGCGGTCAGATACGTCATCTTTTCCGCTACTTGCGAAAACACTTTTTTGATGTTCCCGCAAATCCTCTATGGTTTCTCTAAACCAATCATTTTGCAGTAGAGATTGTGAGCGTTTGCCCCTTGTTTCAATATCCACCGGCCATTCCCATCATTTGCGCATTATGCTCACGAATAGCGTTTTGCTCTTGCTTCACGCCCTCTACGTCAACTGCTGCGCCATACTTGCCAAGGATCTCAGCAACCTTAATCGCAAGATCCTGCACCATCTCATCACGCTGAAGATCGTCATCCATGCCAAGCTTATGCATTTTATATTGCTGATCCATTTGAGCTTTTGCCATGTCAACTTGCGCTCTTGTCTGGGCTTTCATTTGCTCTGTTTGCAAGAATGCAGCATTCGGATCTTGCTGCTGCTGCGCCATCATAGCTTGCTGCTGTTGAGCCATTGCCATCATTTGCTGCTCAATTTCCATCGTCATCGGCATAAAGTATCTGTCAGCATTTCTAATGCCGCCCAAAGCCAGCATATCAGCCATTGTGTTGCGTAGCTGTGTAAGCGTCACAATGCCGTTCTGAGGCCCGTAAGTCTGATATACTTGCTGCTGTATAGCAAATGCCTGTTGCAGCGCTGCTGCCCGCTCATTCTCGCGCCCTGTGCCTATTCCTACGTTGACGGTAAGATCCATCTCCGTTTCCCACGATCTTGGATCGACAGGCACAAAGCTTCCATTGAGGCGCATCATTTCCTCTTCGTCAGCGTGTTTGACCATTAGATCAAGCATGAGCCTAAACATCTGGCGCATACCGCCTTCAGCAAAGTTTCTAGCTATTACTTCAGCCTGACCTGTTTGACCTTCTTGAGATGCAGCAATTGCTGTTGCAGTTGTTGATTTCAAAACATCTGGATCAAGCCCTTGCGCCATTTTACTTACGCCGGTTTTATTATCAACCAATTGGTCAAAATACTGCATAGCCGGTAAAGTTTGACCCGCCGTAAAGGGAACTGTCATTTCAGTAACCGCTGAAGGCGACTTCACTCTAATAATGCGGCCAATCTCATTATTCAAAAGATCATCAATCGCCGCTTGGCCTTCTACAACTTGCAGCGCTGGGTTGTTTGTTAGCGCCACGTTGTCCAAAACACCTCTGAGCATCGCTGTAGCGGCGTCCTGATCGTCCATAACCAAATCCACTAGGGATGTGCCAAAGAAAGCGTGTGGCTCTGGATCGCACTCAAATATAGCATATGGAGCGTAGTCAGCCTCATAGAAGTTCAGTAGCTTATAAGATGTACCGGCGCAAAGAAACTGGTAGAGTTTGGTCTGACCCGTTCCCTCAATGTCAAGCTCCATATAAGCACTGGTAACTGTGATTTTCTTAGAAGCGCCAGAGATGTTTTCATCATCTGCCTCATCTACAGTGTAACCTCTGCGCTCAAACTCAGCCTCATCCTGCGTAGTGCTGTATTGAGATCCATCCAAACCGGCTAAATCATCAAGACTAAAGCCCATAGAAAGCAACTCACCGACAGTCATTTCAGTGCTGTGGCCGACTATATAATAGCTATCCATAGACCTAGCGTTACGATCTACAAAGAAATCTTCTGGGGGAATGCTCTCTATGCAAACATCGCCATGAGGAATAGAGCGGGCAATTTTAACATCATGCTCTGGCATCTCTATTTCCATGCCCATTTCATCCATGCTGATCGTCATGCGAGCTTCATGCTCAATAACCTCAACGTCATCATCTTCTACAAGCAAAGCAAACGCTTCTTCCGTTAGGTTTGTAAAAGTGTGGATCTCCGTTTCCATGTCTTCTTTATGGTAAACGTAAGCAATACCCGCCTTTTTAACCATAGCATCTTGGAATACATCGCTAAGAATACGGTATCCGTTGTGCTGCTGAAACTTATAGCTAACAAATTGAGTAGCCTGTTCTGCCATTGCAACATCTTCTGGGCCACGCGGTACAAACTCAACAGGCTTTTCATTAGACAAAAAGATGCGCTGAATAGAAGGTTTCATGCCACGCACAACTTCACGGCACTTCGTTGCTACAACCCGTGACCGGCCCTCTTCATAGCCAATGTCAACTTCCCCATCAAAGTAACGCTGGGCTTTAATCCTTTGGGGCGCTACTTCGCTGTCAATGAAATCTTGAGCATCCTCTATTGCTTTGGAAACAATGCTTTCAATCTGTACTTCGTCTAATGGTTCTAAGCGCATGTTGTTTCCTTTATTGTGTCGCAGCTTGCCCAGATAAATAAGCGGTCAACGCTGCCCGCATTCTTTGTTGCGCTGCCGGTGACATATTTCTGCTTTGAATAATACTTTGATAAAGATTATCTATATTTCTTTTTTGCAATTGAGAACCTACTACTCTGCCTGTTGCGCCAACGCCCGCAACCGTTCCCGCAACGCCAAGAGCGGTTAAAGGATCTCTTGTCAACATTCCAGCAACGCCAGCCGGTGCTATTGAGGCTATAGCTGAAACTGACCCCGTAGGCGCAAATTTACCGATAAATCTTGCTATATTTTCTGCTGAACCGCCCTCAACAATTTGTGCAATTTGGTCTTTTTCAGCTTGCGTCCATCCAGCTTCTTTGCCCTGAATAATACGTCTATAAAGCGGTCTAAATTCTGTCCTCACCGCATTTTCCAAATCTAAATTGTTAGAAGTTGCTCTGGATTTTGCTAAAGATAACAATTCCTCAATTTGATCTGCCTTCATTGCCCTTGAATATAAAGCGTTAGCAACTTGTATCTCAGGCGCAAGTTCAGAAGTATTTGCATCAAATGTTCTCAGTACATTTCTCAAAGCATTTTTTTCTTCACCTTTAGCGTCATTCATTCTTCCAGATATTGCCCTTCTTGTAGTCTGAATGCTTGCAGCAGTCATACCCTTTTCAGCAAACCCTTCAAGAATTGAAACAACCATACGCAATTTTGTATAATCTGGGGCAACTCTAACTTTATTACTTCCCCGAACAGGAGTTAAATATCCTTGTTGATCTAATAAACTAAAAACATCGCTGTAAATTTTATCTGTTACCGCCGGTTGCGCAGACAATCCTTCAGCTTTTTGTAATTCATACAACCTTCCAGCTTGTTTTTTTAAATCAACAGCAGACAATGGGCCTTTAGGCGCTTTTGTTAAAATTTTATCTGCTGTTTGCGCAACTTTCCCGCCGCCGACAGCACCTAAAATTTCTGCGATCATTTCAGCCGTTGGATTGTCTGGGAACAACTCTTCTATACCAGCGCCAGCCGCGCCGCCGCCAAAACTTGTTGCAGCTTCAGTAGCCGCAAATGCTGTCGGAGCTTTAGCTGCTTCTGCTCGCACAGACGCCAAAGCGTTTTTTGCACCTTGATAAATAGAAGGCGCTGCCGTTAATGCCGCTTTTGGCCCAGCTAAAGCTATTGTCGCAGCAGCCGGTATAGTCTCTCCAATTGCTTCAGTGCCGCCTCTTACAATGCGTTGACTTCTTGTTTGCGGCTCCACATCTGAAATTGCCTGATCTGCGCTTAATGCTTGAAATAAATCTCGTAAACTTTCAGAACCGCCAACAGGTTTTTCACCAATTGGCATTCCAATTTTTTGCAACCCAGATGCCGCTATGTCTACTGGCGCACCAAATCCACTTGCTAAACCCTCATATATTCCAGATAAAGATTGCTCAACTATGTCAGTTTTTTCACCAGAAGGAGTAGAAGTCTTTTGACAGTTGCTTAATTCACGCTCAAACATCAAAGCATTTGCAAAATCTTTTGCAGTCAGAGCTTTATTCATTGCACCTTCAATTTCTTCATTTGAAAATTTACTGAGATCCATTTTAATTCCTTGGCAAATAATCAGATGGATTTGCCTGTGAAGCAAATGGATCTGGACGGTTTAACAATTGTTGAAACGCTGCATTTTTATCAATTTCACCAGAACGATATTGCTGTACGATCTGCGCACCTAAAGCATCATATTGAGCAATACCACGCAAGGTTTCTAAAATAATTTCATTTCCTCGCGGTTGATTGATTAAACGCGGCAACGATTGTTTAAACAAAGCTAAATCCGCATCTGACATAGGCCCAGAACCCGCTGGCCTCTGCTGCGGCACTAAGGAATTGATTAAGGCAGCA